GAAGGTTATCACACAGGTAAGGATCAACAAGGTGCCTTGGCTGATACTGCATATAAACAAAGTTTGGCTGCTGATGAAGCGGAAAACAGAAAACAATATGCGGCAACTAAAACAAACTTATACACTCCAGCACAAATGGAAGTCCGTGCTCAAGAAAAACGCAATAAGATTCTTGGTCTAAGTCATCCAGGTGGTGAAGTTCCAGGGGTGGCAAATGCTCCAGCGGGTGGTGCTCCTACTCCTACAGCAACTCCTACTCCTACAGCAACTCCTACTCCTACAGCAACTCCTACTTCAACAGCCACTGCTCCTTTACAACAAGCAGGTACTCCATTGGCTGATTCAGCATTGGAAGCACAAGCACAATCTATTGCTCGTGGCGAAACTAAAATGCCAACAGGAATGGGTGCTAATAACCGCCGTGCTCAAGCCCTACAAAATCGTGTCTATGAGTTAGATCCAAACTTTGATCCAACTAGATATGATAAGATGAAGAAAACTGAAGATGTGTTTAACACTGGTAAACAAGGCGAAGCAGTTAAATCAATGAATGTGGCCATAGATCACTTAGACACATTACAACAAGCCGCAAATGCTTTGGACAACCGTAATATGCCATTGTTTAACAAAATTGGTAATTTATATGCTACCAATACAGGACAGACTGCTCCAGGTAACTTTGATGCTGTTAAAACTATTGTTGGTAGCGAAGTTGCCAAGGCTATTGCTGGTGGTGCTACTGCATTGGGCGATCGTGAAGAAATCCGTAAGGAAATTGATAACGCTAAAAATCCACAACAATTGGCACAAATTATTCAAAAGTATCAACAACTATTGTCTGGACAGGTTAAAGGTCTTCACCAAGAATTTATTGGTGGTCATGGTCGCCAAAGCGAATGGGATAATAAACTTACCCCAAGAACTAAAGAAATTCTTGAAGGTAAACCAGCAGGAACTAATGCGGGTCCTGGACCATACCAAGATACTAGTAAAGAACAACGCTATCAAGAATGGCTTAAGAAGCACCCTGAATTTCAAGGAAACAAGTAATGGCTGACCTAACAGAAGATCAACTAAGACAACAAGAAGACGAAGAATTTGAATTTCGTGCTCGTGCTGAACAAGAAGCTCGTGCTCGTGCTCAACAAAATGCACCTGCGGCTGCATCTGCTGGCAATGGTCCTATAGCACCACAAGCAGAACCAAACTTAGGTGAAAAGGTCATTGGTGCCGCACAAGTTCCATTTCAAATTGCCGCAGAGCATCCTGTTGAAACTGGAATAGGTTTAGGTGCTGCCAAAGCACTACATTTGGCTGGCAAATATGTTGAAGGTCAAAAAATGGCTGCAAATGCTGCCAATGCTGTAGCACAAACTAATGCCGCAACCAGTGCCGCTGAAAGTGCTTCAAAACAATTTACCAGCATGTTAGGCAATTATTCTAAAATGAATAATGATATTAGACAATATCAAAAATTAGAACAACAAGTTCCTCAGTCATTGTTAGATGCTCAAGCACGCCTTGGACAACAAATTGAATTAGCACAAAGCAAATTGCCTGGTTATAATCCTAATATCAAAGCACCAACTGCTCCAACATCTGCAGGTCCAGTTGCTCCAGAAGCACCTGCCGCTCCCCGCCCAATGCCAAGTGCGGCACCTGTAGCACAAGCCGCAGAACAACCAGGTATGATAAACAAATTTGGTCAATTGGCCAGCAAGTATGGATCAGCATTGGCTGAAAGTCCTTTGGGTAAAACATTAGGTGGTGTTGCCCGCATTGCAGGAAGTGCTCCAGTTCAAGGTGCTATGTTAGCATTACATAGTGGAGATCTAAACACAGGCGAAGCACAGGCAATGGCACAAATACATCAGTTCCAAAATAACTTTGCCAAATTACCACCTGCTCAGCAATCAGCCTATTTTAATCTACCACATGATAAACAAATACAAGTTCATGCTATGATTAGAAACGGACAAGATCCAAGTTCAATCTTAGGACAAACAAATGCGATGACCAGTGGTTATTCGCAAGAACTACAACGCTTGGCAAGATAAGGAATAAGAAATGATTGAACAAGAATTAATTAAGGTATTCTCAACAACCTTTGTCACATACTATAAAAGTCATGCGGCACATTGGAATACCACTGGACGCAATTTCTACTCAGATCACAAATTGTTAAACAAGATCTATGAAGATATTTTTGATAGTGTTGATGACATTGCTGAAATTGCCCGCACACTAAAGATTGAAGTTCCCTGTGTATTAAGTGATATCATTGCTGATAGCCTTGTAGCAGATGCACCAATTGTTGACGATGGTGATGGCGATGAATTCTTACAGGCTGTCTATGATGATATTGAAACATTGATCACTGCATTTCACGATCTAGAAGAAATCACAAACACAACTGAATACAGCCATATTAATAACTTTGCACAAGATCGTGTTCGTAGTCTACAGAAATTCTGCTGGATGCTACGAAGCACATTAGATAACCGTAGTATTTTCTAATATGAATGTATTTCCTTTATTAGGCAAAGAGCGAGAAGACCTCGCAACACATGTGGACATTTGTGCAGAACGCTACAAAGGTCTAGATGAACGCCTGGACAAAGTAGAAAAGAAAATTGACGATATCTATGCAATGGTCAAGAACAGCAAAAGCGATTTAACTAAAACATTGATAGCCACAGGTGGAACAATCCTAGTGGCTCTTATTGGCTGTGCTGGTATGATCATCAGCCATATGAAATAATCAATCTACATAGCCATAACGATCTGGCTTACGACTTACATAGGTTTTCAAAGTCTGTAATTTAATTCCAGTCTTTTTAGACGCATCATGTATGTCTAGATATACTTTATCCCCAATGCGATATTGACGAGCTGGTCTTCCAGGTTTTATCCGTGGTTTTGGCTCTGGTTTGACTATTTTTTCGTCTGGATTCATGCTAAGAATGCGTGGATCTTGGAACTTTTGTATCCTATCTTCAATATACAAGATAGTGTTTACTAGTTCATCTAATACGGGCCAAACTTCCTCAAAGCATTCATGTAATGGCTTATTGAGATTGTATGTCTTGGACAATGTCTTTAAATGTCGTTGACATTCGTCGTAGTTAAATTGTTCAACCTGTTCTTTGCTTAAAAATAATTCTGTCATTTTAGTGTATCCACGATAATATGTAGTCTATTGGTTGTGCCTGCGTTTGTTACAGAATGTGTGATGTGATTATTGAACCACCAAATTTCTCCACGCTTCATATGTAGTGTTTCATCTCCTGATGTCATTTGAACTTCTGGATTAGTTGCAACAACCAAATGATAGCGATCAGTGTTATTACTATAATATCCTTCATCAACATGTGGTTGAATTGATTCGCTGGGTTTAAGTTTGGCAATGACAATACGACCCAATGGGCGATTAAACACAGCCTGCACAAGGGCCATAGTGAATGGAAAGTATTCCTGAACAAAATAATCAACGCAGGTTATGTCTGTGAAAAAGTCCTGTGCTACATGTGGTGCCTGAACACTTTGATAACGCAGTACAATGTCATCTCCATGCCCAGCATGTTGCCTGAGGCTAAGCCAATTCCAAAGTGGAGTTGCGGCTATTTCTGTCAGCAAAGGCTGATAATCAAAGTCTGCTACTTTACGAAAGTTATTCATTTTAATTCCTCAAATGTTTGGGTGCGTTGGACAATGCGGCATTCACATTCCTTCATGTAATCAATAGTTTTGAAATGCGTGATGCGGGCATGAGCATCTTGTAGTGTGTTTAGATAGTCCCAGGTTCGTTGCCAAACTTTGGGCGTTTCTGGGTGGCAGTATTCAATGTAGTAATCAATTTTAGGTTTCATCTTTTTAATTTACAGGGTATTTAGCATTTTGTCAATTAGGTCATTTGCCAAAACGATTGGCTAGATAACCATTTGACAATAGGTACAGATGCTTTATAATAAATAACATGTAGGACGAGAATTCCTGTTTTGTTTCTCCAAACTTCTTAGGGTTTACTTTTAACTCGTCCTACACTGATTATTGCGTGTCAATTCTTTAATTGTTGATATTGATCTTTCTCCACGGCAGGCTGAAATCAAATAACCAATGATCAGTGTGGAAACCCGCTAGGTGCAATGCCTAAGCGGGTTTTCTTTTGACTAAAATTCCTGTTGACATAATTTTTGGTTTCCTGTAAATTTGTATAAATAGAAGTACAGCCTTGCCGCTACCTGGAGAGAGATCTATAAGCAAAGATCTAAAATTGCTTGGTTAAGTTCGCACCTAGCGACAACAATTAAAGGAAATTAAAATGAGTATTTTTGAAGAAGTTAAAGCCCGCATACAGAGCGGAAATAATATTAAACACTTAACACTAAACACTAAACATTTAACATTAGATACTAATACACTAGATTTGCCCTCTGGCGAGGGCGAAACAAGTGACCTATTGAGGCTAAAGCCTCCGTCTGGCCTCGCACCAGAGGTGCTCTCTCCTCAGGTAGGGGTCAGTAGTTCTGGAGAGGTAATTCCCGCTTTGGTAAACGCAGACTTTCAATATATCGCAGTTAGTCTTAAAACACAAACCAAAGAAGAACGCATTGAAGTTAATGTAGATTTCAAACTACAGAACAGCACAACTTTTAATAAGTTAGTGTTCAACTTAGTAGGATGGAATCGTCGCAGAGAGTTTTTTGATAACATTCAAGAAGTTGCTGATTGGCATGGTTATCAATCAGCATACAAACAACAGACCAAACCAGATTACATTGGTAAAGGACGCCCTAGATCCAAACAGAAAAAAGGAGCAATTCAGCGTACTCCTATTAGAGAAGAAACAGCAATGATGGTTTCTACAGAAGAACAATTGATGTGCCACTTATGGATTGAAGACGCACATTTTGTTTTACCATTTGATCCTTGGAGTGATGCTCGTAAAATATTTTGTGCCAAAGCAGAATATGTTAACAATCCAGGTAGCAAGCGTATCAAGCGTGGAGGTTGGTTATGAAACATTTAACTCAAGAACAAGAAGAATTATGGCGTAGAGCAGATCCAGAACTATGGGCTGATCTTGATACACTTCGTGAACCACATGAAGCACCTATCAGAATTTCAAAGGCCACTGGACAAAAATTAACTACCTGGCGAGATGGATTTGAACGCAAAGGCAGAGGACAATTTCAATTTACTATTGGCCAAGGTGCTGCCAAAGAAAAAATAATATTGAACTTTGCTTGGGGAAAAACAGGTCCAGGTTGTACTACAACACTTAATCGTTGGTTTGAAGAACTACAATATTTGTTTCGTAATGAGCACGGTGTTAAGATGTCTAAATCAACTCCGTATATTCCTGATACACAAGATCACCAAGTATGGTGCCAATTTATTGAAGTTCAACATTTTGGTATGCCAGTCCAAGCCTATTGTGTATGGAATGGTGATATGATCATTCAAAGCAAAGGACAGCCTATTATTAGAGAACATGCTTACGATTGGACCTTTGATTGGCGTAATGGCAAATCATTATCAGAAATGTTAGCATTGGTTAAGGATATTGAATAATGACACCAGAACAACGAGCAAAGATACAAGCACTTCGTAATGGTACTGAATATGTTCCGCCTAAGGAACATATTCGCCAGATGCCTAAAGCAATTCAACAAATAAAACAACAAATAAACTTTAAAAAATTATTTGAAACAAAAGCAAACAGGCATCAGAAAGGTATAAATTGATTGACAAAAAATATAAATAAAATATAATAAATTGAAAGGCAATGTAATGACCACAAATGCGTTAGACAAACATAGAGATATTGTGTATCTTTGGATGGACATGGTTGATCTTCACTGGGAAAGAATTCTAGGTGAATACAACAATGATGAACAATTTTGGAAAACGGTATTTCACTCAATGAACAAAGATGATTGGTGGAGTATTGTTGAAGTTGCCAAAGCAATTCAATTAGCCTATCCAGAAGAAATTCGTCGCTTTCCAAAATTCTCTTACAATTTAGAAGTTGTTGAAAAGAGATTGCATCAGGCCAAAGAAGTAATCAAACCTTACAATCGCCAAGGTTATAACATTCCAGCCACTGGTTTGTTTATGAGTGTGCGTGATACTTTAAATGAAGTAAATGGCACACCTACTCGTCGTTGGTCAGATAAAGAAAAAGCCAAAATATTAACAGACCGTAAAGTCACTCCCTTTGAAACACTATTTGAAAGAACACAATGAACCCAGAAAAGAAATGGCGTAGATACACCAAAGTAGGATCTATATTTGTTAACATGACCAAATACCGCCAAATGATCCAACCCGCTGACAACGGATGTCTTGAATACAAGGGCCCTCTTCACAGACAGGGCTATGGTATGATTGGTGTCCTAAATGAAGCAGGTCAACGCAAGATGACCGTGGTGCATCGTGTGGCCATGCGTATGAAATTAAATCGCGAACTTAAAACCAATGAAGATGTCCGTCACGCCTGTGGTAATCCAGTGTGTGTAAATCCAGCACATCTTTATATTAGAAATGACGAGCATAGAAATGACAACAACATTACAGAAATCACTATTTCAAAAATACCAGTGCTCGCCAAATGATAGTTGGGCTTGGAACTATGCCCAATGGAGTGATGTTGAAGATATGTATCAACTTGCCAAAGTGCATTTTGAAAGAGAGATGGATACTATTTTTACAATCAATGATAACGCATATCGTTATGCATTAGATATTAGCACCAGTCATCAACGACATAATCTAGCCCTGGAACAACTATTGGTCTGCAGAGACAAGGCCACTAATAAATTATTGGCCTATAGTTGGTTGGGCAGAGGCCACCGCACTCCATATAGCAATGATGAAATGGCAGAAGCCAGAATGTTGCACACTGATCTTGAATTAAGTAGTCGTCACCGCATACACATCTGTGTTCAAGCAATTAACTATTGGGAAACATGGGCCAAAGCCTGCGGCATACCTATATTGGTATCTACTTCAATCCGCGAAGAACAAGACACATTTTTACGATTACACGAGCGTTTAGGATTCATTGTTCGTGGCGGAATATGTTATAAAAGAATCATACCAAAGGAAAACAAAAATGATTAAGGCAGTGGGAACAAAATTAGTAATTGAGCGTGTGGAACGCGAACAACAAACAGCAGGTGGTATCTTTATCACCAACCAAGCAGATCCAAACCCCTTGGCTGTGGTTCTAAGCAAGGGTGATGATGTCACTATCAAAGTCAATGAAGGTGACAAGATCGCAGTATTGTGGGGCAACACAGCCACACAGCCCTACAACGGCAAGAACTATTATATAGTGGATCAAACAGGCGTCACAGCCGTGGAGAAAGAAAATGACTAATATATTGCCAATCCATAGCAAAGATGGACACACCTATTGGGTTGAAGAAGGTGATACTCTTTATATCCAGCGTTTACAAGCAGGACAATATCAAAGAACAAACTGGAAGTTTGCTCAAACACTTGTTGATGTTTGGACACGAGCCTTAGATGTTGGAACCAATAATGCTTGTAATGCTATTCATTATGCCAAACGATTTGGATATGTAGAATGTTTTGAACCTACGCCATTAGCACAACAATTATGGACTAACACCGTTAGAGACAACGGAACACAAAATGTTATTTTACACAAAGTTGGATGTGGTGAAAAACAATACGCAACGGAAATTATAACTCATTGGAAAAATGGCGGACACAATCATTTAACTCATTATGACAAAAATCCACGCACTCATCAAGAGCGTAGCACACGCCTTAAAGTTCCAGTTCAGGTTGAAACTATAGATTCTTATAATTTTCAGGATGTTGGTTTTATTAAAATTGATGTTGAAGGTTATGAAAAGTTTGTACTAGAAGGTGCCCAACAAACTATTGCTCGTTGTCGCCCAACCATTCAATTAGAAATTGTGGCTAATCAATGTCGCAAATTTAATTATAAAGCAGAAGATATGATTGAATGGATTCGTTCATTGGATTATACTATTGTAAGTAAAAATCGCGGAAATTTATATGGTAAGTTTAGTAGTAATGCTCGTCAGGTGCTTTATGAAAATCAACATTATAAGCGTGAAATGGACCTATGGTTTCAACCTAATGAACGAGTGCGTCCAGAAATGACAAAAGTAGATACATTTAAAATATTATTTGAGGAAATAAAATGACTGAAAAAATTATCGCAAATGCCCCAACAGAAGATGAAGTGCTCACAGCCAGCCTTAAACTAATTGTGGATCGCTTTGTTGAAATGGGCTATGAAGAAAAGATCATATTTGGCAAAGTAAACTTAATCCTAAACAAATTTATTACCAATGAAGGCACATTCACAGCGGAGTATATCAAACTGGCAGAAAACGCAATTAAGATGCGAGCATCAAAAGAGTTTGAACAAGCCATTATGAATCCAGAAGGCCCTGCCAATGATGGTAGTGGTATTAGCCTTATTGTGCCAGGAGGCGGCATAGGCGGAGGTAGACTATGAAAGGAAAACCTCTAAAAGGACACATGCGTGTTCGTGATCATGTTCTGTATCGTCGTTGGTCATTCATGCGTCAGGTATGCAACAATCCCCAACATTCAGACTACAAGAGTTATGGAGGCAAGGGCGTTAAAGTAGATCCTGCCTTCAATGAGTTTTGGGACTTTGTTGATATCATTGAAACCAAGTTTGGTTATCCACCTAACTTTGATGCCAGTTGGAAATTGGCCCGTAAGGATCACGACAAAGATTATACCATTAAAAATATGGAATGGAGTAAGAGCAAGGCAGTGGGTCGCCGCTCTCCAAGAACACACATCTTGACCTACAAAGGCAAGACCAAACCCTTAAAACTATGGTCAGAAGAATTGGGCATAAACTTTTTTACATTATTAAATCGTGTAGAATTGAATTGGAAGCCAGCACAGGTATTGGGATTTCAACCTGGTCCTCGTGCTCAAAAACTAGCCCGTAAAAAACGATAAAAACTCTTTCTCGCAAGTTTGAAGTTTTTACCCACAATCCTGTGGGTTTTTTTTGACTTAAATATTCAGTGCTAGTGTTAATGATCCCACGCAGGATGCCAGTAAGAGTGTTTTGATCATTTCCCCTTACAACCATAAAGCCAAATGCGTCTAGCATACCACTCGTAAATATCCATTATGGATAACGAGCAATTTCAAAAAAAGATCAATGGTCTAATCAAATACAGCAACAAATCAGAAACATGGAAACTCATAGATAAAACAAAAGTCTGTGACTATTGTCATGCTGAAGTTAAGAATCAAAGAATAGAATGCAATGCCTATAGATTGGGCACACCCCACGAATACTTTAAACATATATGTAGACCCTGTGGCTTTGTGTTGTTTGATGGCAGCATGATTAGAGAACCACATCGCAGACCAGATAAGCCCATTGAAATTAAAAACACAGCGGGACGCAGACGCAGCCGTGAAGTTCAAACTCCTGATGGTGTATTTCCCAGCCTTACTAAAATGGCTGAATTTTATAAGAAGACGCCCAGTACTATGCTGACACTTATGAAGAAAAAACCCACAGAATACTATTATATATGAAAGAAGCATTTGTTTATCGCTGGCGTAATACACAAACCAAACAATGGTATGTAGGCTATCATAAAGGCACACCTGATGATGGTTATATCTGTAGTAGTATTGTAGCCAAACCCTTAATTGAATCTAATAATAATTGGGTGCGTAAGATACTTAGATTTGGTTCTAAACAAGAAATGATTAATCTTGAAAAGCGTATTCTTAAAGGACTTAACGCTAGACGCAATCCTCATAGTTTAAACAGAAGCAACGGTAGTCCCGCTCGCTATAGTTCATTTGACATATTAGGTTATAATCTTAACAATATGTCAGCACATGAAATAGCATTAAAATACAAAGAAGAAATAGATTCCAACAACAAAGAGCGTAGATTGGTTGTAGAGGAATGGCTTTTAAACAAGGTATTTTTCAAGAACGCTAAATAAAGTATCTATGAATGTTAATCAAAAAAATTCAGAATCAACAGAAAAGCCAGGTAGAGGTGGTGCACGCCCTGGTGCTGGCCGTCCCAAAGGTTCTAAGAGTCATGTGACTATTGCTGGACTATTAGAAGCCATTGAGAATAAAACAAATGGCCGCACCTATGAAGAACTATTGGTTGAAGACTTTATCAACGCACGCCTTGACGGTGATACACAATTGACACACAAGTATCACACACTACTATCTAATAAGTTTGTGGCTAACTTAAATGAGATCACCGTAGAAGACATTGGCGACCAAGTAGAAGGTAAGCGTACAGCGTTCTTAGAAGCGGTGAATTCTATCATAAACATAAATAAAACAAAGGACAATGAAGATGGCCAAGAATAATGGAACTTCTAGTCCTGCTAAGAGAGCCACACAAAAACGCTATGACATGAAAAAGAATTATGGTCTTAGTGTAGCAGAAGCAGATTATCTTAGAACTCTACCATGTGAAATATGTGGTGTGAAACATAAGAAGATGTGCATTGATCATGTAATACCTGGCACATACCGTGGGGTGTTATGTAATAGTTGTAATCCTATGCTTGGATGGTTTGAAAAGCGTAGAGAGATTATAGAAGAATATTTGGAACGAGGGCCACAAAATGCCATTAGTAAAAAGCAAGAGTAAGCAAGCGTTTAAAGAAAATATCAGCCGTGAGGTCAAGGCTGGAAAACCTGTGAAGCAAGCCGTCGCAATCGCATATAGCGTAAAACGATCTGCACAGGACAAGAAAGCCTCAATCACTAAAGGAAAAAAGTAAAATGGATAACTCTACATTAGG